CTGGCTTATATTCTCTCTTTATCCCAATGGAATGGAACTATGAAGGATTTATTGACGAATACGGACTTCCAGTCTTTGATAGTAGAAGTGATGATGTACGACATGGACCGGACGGTGAACTAATAGATGTAGGTGTTATTGATCATTGGGAAAACGAAGCTGATGGCCTGCGTGATGATCAAGACGCATTAAACGAGTTTTATAGACAGTTTCCACGTACTGAAGAGCATGCGTTTAGAGATGAAACTAAAAACAGTATATTTAATTTAATTAAAATATACGAGCAAATAGATTTTAATGAAGGTAGTAGGCATAGCGCTCATGTAACTACTGGAAGTTTTGGTTGGGTAAACGGAGTTAAAGACACTAAGGTTGTATTTAATCCAGATCCAACAGGTAGATTTAAAATAAGCTGGGTGCCGCCAGTTCATTTACAAAATAGGCAAATAATTAAAAATGGAATTAAATATCCCGGTAACGATCACGTTGGCGCCTTTGGTTGCGATAGTTATGATATCAGTGGTACAGTTGATGGTCGCGGTTCTAAAGGAGCTTTACACGGACTTACAAAATTTTCTATGGAAGACGCGCCATCAAGCACGTTCTTCTTAGAATATGTAGCAAGACCACAAACTGCAGAGATGTTCTTTGAAGATGTTTTAATGGCATTAGTATTTTACGGCATGCCATTGTTAGCAGAGAATAATAAACCAAGATTACTATACTATTTAAGGCGTAGAGGCTATAGAGGTTATAGTATGAATAGACCAGATAAATCTTGGAAAAAGTTATCTGTTACAGAAAAAGAAGTAGGAGGTATACCTAACTCAAGTGAAGATATTAAGCAAGCGCATGCTGCTGCTATTGAAATGTATATTAACGATTACGTTGGACATGTAGGCAATGGAGATTACGGTACGATGTATTTTAACGAAACGTTACTTGATTGGTCTAAGTTTGATATAAACCGTAGAACTAAATTTGATGCTTCAATAAGTTCTGGCTTAGCGATCATGGCATGCAATAGGCATTTATATGCACCAAACCCTAAAGTTGAAAGAACACCAGTTAATTTAAAAATATCAAAATACGATAACAAGGGATATACATCTCAGTTAATTAAATAAGTATGGCTGAAAATATATATGTTAATTTTCCTTCTCAAGCGGTTCCTGACCTAGAGAAAATGAGTCTAGAATATGGGCTTAAAGTAGCTCGTGCTATAGAAACAGAGTGGTTTAAGGATTCGTACAATAGTAGATACAAAGCTTCACAGCAGAAGTATCATCAGCTAAGACTGTATGCTAGAGGCGAGCAGTCAATACAAAAATACAAAGACGAATTATCTATTAATGGTGATTTGTCTTATCTTAATTTAGACTGGAAGCCTGTACCTATAGTACCTAAGTTTGTAGATATAGTAGTTAACGGTATGTCTGAAAGAGCTTTTGAGGTTAAAGCATATGCACAAGATCAATACGGAGTTAGTAAAAGAACAAAGTATTTAGAAGACATGTTGATTGACATGAAAACTAAAGATTTTAATAATGCTGCTAAAGATAAGTTTGGCATTGATTTATTTAATAACGATCCTAAAACTTTACCAGATACAGAAGAAGAATTACAACTACATATGCAGCTCAATTATAAGCAAGCTGTAGAACTAGCCGAAGAGCAAGCAATAAATGTGTTATTAAAAGGAAGTGATTACGATTTAATAAGACGCAGAGTTATATATGATTTAACAGTGTTAGGTCTTGGTTGTGTAAAAACTAATTTTAACTATAGTGAAGGAGCTAGAGTAGAATATGTTGATCCAGCTAATATAGTTTATTCGTATACTGAGTCGCCTTACTTTGACGACATATACTATATAGGTGAAGTTAAAACAATAACATTAAACGAGTTAGCTAAAGAGTTTGAACATTTAACAGAATCTGATTTAGAAGAAATACGTAGCACTTCTAGTTATAGATATTTAGAAGGTAGAAGAATACAAGAAGTAGATAAAAACAAAGTTCAAGTTTTATATTTTAATTATAAAACTCATTTAAATGATGTTTATAAAATAAAAGAAACTAAATCTGGTGGTGAAAAAGCTATTAGTAAAGAAGACAACTTTAATCCACCTGAAGATAAGCAAAACGGTTTTATAAGAATACAACGACTTGTAGAAACAGTTTTTGAAGGCGCTGTTATATTAGGTACTGATAGATTACTTAAATGGCAAAAGTGTGCTAACATGATGAGAGATAAAAGTAATTTTAACAAAGTTAAAATGAATTACTCTATTGTAGCGCCTCGTATGTATGAAGGTCGTATTGAATCGTTAGTTAGTAGAATTACTGGGTTTGCTGATATGATTCAGCTAACTCATTTAAAGTTACAGCAAGTCATGTCTCGTATGGTACCTGATGGAGTATACCTTGACGCAGATGGTCTTGCTGAAGTTGATTTAGGCAACGGCACTAATTATAATCCGCAAGAAGCGCTTAACATGTTTTTCCAAACTGGTAGTGTGATTGGTAGAAGTTTTACAGCAGATGGAGAAGCTAATCCAGGTAAAATACCGATTCAGCAAATATCTAACGGTGCAGGTCAAAACAAAATAGGTAGTTTAATAAATACTTATAACTACTATTTACAAATGATTCGTGATGTAACTGGACTAAACGAAGCACGTGATGGTAGTATGCCAGATCCTAACTCTTTAGTTGGTATTCAAAAACTTGCGGCTGCTAATTCAAATGTAGCTACAAGACATATATTACTGAGCTCTATGTATCTTACTACGGAAGTAGCGCACGCGCTTTCATTACGTATATCTGATATATTAGAGTATTCTCCAACAGCTGCAGCTTTTGCACACTCGTTAGGCTCTCATAATGTAGCTACGTTAAAAGAAATGAAAGAGCTTTATCTATATGATTTTGGTATATTCATAGAATTAGAGCCTGATGAAGAAGATAAGCAGTTACTAGAAAACAATATACAAACAGCATTAGCTCAACAATTAATAGATTTAGACGACGCTATAGATATTAGAGAAGTTAGAAACGTTTCATTAGCAAATAAACTTTTAAAAATAAAGCGTAAGAAAAAACAAGAGCGTGATCAAAAAATCCAACAACAAAATATGCAAGCCCAGGCGCAGGCAAATGCGCAAGCTCAACAAGCCGCTGCTCAAGCTGAGATACAAAAAAATCAGGCAAAAACTGAAGCGGACATGCAAATAGAAACTTTAAGATCTCAAAATAAGACAGCTTATTTGCAAGAAGAAGTTAGACTTAAAAAAGAACTAATGCAGTATGAGTTTGAGTTAAACAGTATGTTGCGAGAAAAAGAACGAGCTTCTAACGAAAAAATAGAAGGCATGAAAGAGTCTGGAAAAGATAAGCGAGAAAATGTTAAGCAAGCTGCTAAAAAGTTTGAGTCTTCAGGTAATGATGTATTAGAAGGCGGGATTAGATTAGCTGATTTTAACCCACAAATAGGACAATAATTATATAATATTTTATCATGGAAAATAACCAAACAGATCTTGAAGAAGTAATTCAAGAGGTAGAACAACAAGAACAAAAAGAAGTTGTCGAAGAAAAACAAGAAGTAGATTTAAGTAAATTTGATAGCGCAGATAACCCAGAGGTTATTAAAGTAGATTTAAGTAAACCAATTGTTAATGAAACTGAAGAAACTAACACTGACGACGCAGGAGTGGCTAGAGTCAATGAAGATGCCAAACCCGCACAAAGTGAAAACGAAATACAGCAGGAAGCAGAAACACAAGAACAACCTGCAGCATTAGAAGAAGTAAAAGAAGTTGAAGATCTAAAAGAAGAAGTTGCTGAAGCTATAGATGAAGCTCGAGCAAATGGCGATCTTCTTCCTGAAAATGTTCAGAAACTTGTTGACTTTATAGCAGATACTGGCGGTAGTCTTGAAGACTATGTTCGTTTAAATAGAGACGTAAAAGATATAGACGATCAAGACGCGTTGAGAGAATACTATAAAAGTACTAAACCACATCTTTCAAACGAAGAAGTAGAGTTTTTAATGGAAGATAAGTTTTCTTACGATGAAGAGCTAGATGAAGCAAAAGATATTAAAAGAAAAAAACTGGCACTCAAAGAGCAAGTTGCCGAGGCCAAAGCCTATTTAGACGGGCAAAAGTCTAAATACTATGAAGACATCAAAGCTTCAAGCAACCTTACAAAGGAGCAGCAGAAAGCAGTTGATTTCTTTAATAGATATAATAAAGAGTCTGAGCAGACTAAAAAAGTAGTTGAAAAGCAAAGATCTACTTTTAATGAAAAAACCGATCAAGTGTTTAACGACAAATTCAAAGGTTTTGAATATAATGTTGGAGACAAAATTTATAGGTTTAATATAAAAGATGTAGGTCAAGTAAAAGAAACTCAAAGCGACATTAACAATATGTTTAAAAGGTTTTTAAACGAAGATGCGTTAATGCAAGATGCTAAAGGTTATCATAAAAGCTTTTTTACAGCTATGAATGCAGATGCTATTGCTCAACACTTTTACGAACAAGGTAAAGCTGATGCTATAAAAGAAACAGTAGCACAAGCTAAAAACGTAAACACAAGCGCTAGAGGATCTTATGGAGAAGTTAGTGCTGGTGGTATGAAAGTAAAAGTATTAGGCGATAATTCAGAATCTTTAAAATTTAAAATTAAACGTAAAAATTAAAAATTAGAAAATTATGGCTATTACAGCAGGAACTAATTTGAATAGCGTACCTACAACAAAACAGCAGGCGCTATCATCAAATTATCTAGACCTTGCGTCTACAGCTAATCAAGGCTGGGCGCAACAATATGTGCCAGATCTAATGGAGGCAGAGGCTGAAGTGTTCGGACCAAGAACAATTTCAGGTTTTCTTTCTCAAGTTGGAGCTGAAGAATCTATGACAGCAGACCAAGTTGTTTGGTCAGAGCAAGGTAGATTACACTTATCTTACAAAGGAACAATGGACGTTGATGGTAACGTTACTGGTTCTGATAACACAGGTAAGTTTACAGTAGTAACTGATATCGACGGAAACGCTGACGGTGAAAACGGCTTTGCTGTTGCATCACATGGTGTTCGTGTTAACGATACTGTTATTTTATCATCTAATAATAAAGTTATTAAAGCTTTAGTTTCTGAAGTTTCTGGTGCAGCTATTGAAGTTAGACCATATGGCGCTAACGATTGTACTGGTTTATCTGAAACAGCAAGCGCTACAACTTTATTAGTATATGGATCAGAGTTTGCTAAAGGTACTCAATACAATAGCGCTGCAGCTGCTTCTACAGACAGCAGAGGTGCTAACGAGCCTATCTTCAAGTCGTTCTCAAACAAGCCAATTATCATTAAAGATTACTACGAAGTATCTGGATCAGATGCATCTCGTATTGGCTGGATTGAAATCGCTGCAGAAGACGGAGCTTCAGGTTACTTATGGTACTTAAAAGCTCAAGCTGATACTCGCGCGCGTTTTACTGATTACCTAGAGATGGCAATGATTGAAGGTGAAAAAGTTGGAACTTCTAAGGTTGATGACTTCTTAACTTCAAACGGCGACTCTACAGGTACTGAAGGTTTATTCGCAGCTATTGAAGATCGTGGTAACTTGTCATCAGGTATTACTGGTGTTAACGCTGCAACTGATTTAGCTGAGTTTGATGCTATCTTAGCAGAGTTTGATAAGCAAGGTGCTATTGAAGAAAACATGCTTTTCCTTAACCGTGCTACATCACTAGCTATTGACGACATGCTTGCTGCTATGAACTCATACGGAGCTGGCGGTACTTCTTACGGAGTGTTTGATAACGACGAAGACATGGCGCTTAACCTAGGTTTCTCAGGTTTCCGCAGAGGTTCTTACGACTTCTACAAGTCTGACTTCCGTTACTTAAACGATCTAGCTACTCGTGGTGGTGTTAACGTTACTGCAGGATCTGAAGCGATTCGCGGTGTTGTTATCCCAGCAGGTACTTCAACTGTATACGATCAAACGTTAGGTAGAAACCTTAGACGTCCGTTCTTACACGTACGTTTCCGTGCTTCACAAACTGACGATCGTCGTATGAAGACTTGGGTTACTGGTTCAGTAGGAGCTGCTACATCAGCTCTAGACGCTATGCAATTACACATGCTTTCTGAGCGTTGTCTAGTTGTACAAGGTGCAAACAACTTCATGCTATTGAAGTAAACTATATTTGACGAAACTACCTCACCTTCGGGTGGGGTAGTTTTATATTAATTTTTTATTATATTATATTATGGCTAAAAAGAAAAAAGCAGAGGTTGTTGAAGAACCTCAAGTTGAAGCTGTAACTGTAGAAGCTCCTAAACCAGAGCCTGTGCAAGTTAAGCCAACTAAAAAAACAAATACTTGGGAAATAAAAGATAGAGTTTATTATCTTACTGGTAATAGGCAGCCTTTATCAAGAAGTATTAGAGCATCAAATATTTATTGGTTTGATGAGGAAAAAGGTTATGAACGCGAGCTTAAATATTGCGCTAATCAAAGAACTTGTTTTGTAGATGAAATGCAAGGCGACCAAAGATTAGAGCATATCATATTTAGAAACGGAGCTTTGTTTGTGCCAAAAGAAAAAACAGTTTTGCAGAAAATGTTATCTCTATATCACCCTCATAGAGACGCTATATTCTACGAATACAAGCCAGTTGAAGTTGCTGAAAACGAACTTGACATGTTAGAGCTTGAAATAGAAGCGTTAGATTTAGCAAGAACTTTAGATATTGATTTTATCGAAGCTATTATGAGAGCAGAGGTTGGTTCTAAGGTATCAGAGATGAGTTCTAAGGAGCTTAAACGAGATACATTACTATTTGCACGTAGAAACCCTAAGTTGTTCTTAGATCTTGCGAAAGATGATAATGTGCAACTAAGAAACTTCGGCATCAAAGCTGTTGAGTTAGATATTATAAAACTATCGAACGATCAAAGGTACTTTGTATGGGGATCTACAAATAGAAAACTAATGACAATACCTTTTGACGAGCATCCATATAACGCGTTAGCGCATTGGTTTAAAACTGATGAAGGTATGGAAGTATATAAAAATATCGAAAAAAGATTAAATTAACTAGTTATGTGACTGCCCTTCGGGGCGGTCACTAAACTTAAAAACGAATTATGGCAGTAAGTGTAGACACAGTTTATCAAAGAGTTTTAGCTCTTGCTAATAAAGAGCAGAGAGGTTATATTACTCCACAGGAGTTTAACTTACTTGCTAATCATGCTCAGATGTCAATATTTGAGTCTTACTTCTATACAAAAAATCAAAGAAATAGAACTGAGCCAGATAGAAGTCCTGAAGTAGACGAAACAGATATTGACGAGCTTTTAAATAGAAAGCTAGCTCCATTTTCTGAATTTTTACCTGTAACAAGCGGGCATACTTTTCCTGTTAACGTAGATGTCAACGGTGTAAACTATCCTGTTTTTCAGTATGGTAAAGTAATGGTAGGTGACGAGCCTTGCCAAAAAGTATCTATGTTTGAGGCTCAAAGATTTAAAGGCTCAACTAGACATATGGCTTTAACTGATAATATAGCTCCATTTTATACAGACAATAGAGTTACAGGTAGAGATATAGTTGTGTATGCAGGTGGATCTACTACTGATAATTTAGTAGAAGAAACAAGTGGCGTTACAGTAGAGTGTTTTAGAATACCAGTAGATGCTCAATGGGCTTACGTAGTTGTTAATGGAAAAGCTTTATATAACGCTAGCGCTCGTGTAGATTTTGAATTACACATTAGTGAAGAAGATACTTTAGTAAACACTATATTAGACTTAGCCGGTATAGTTATTAATAAACCTCAACTCGCATCATATGCAGCTACAAAAGTTGCTGCTGATAACGCAAGTGAAAAACAATAATAAATGGGTATAGTAAGATTAGAACCTCAAGCTTATTACGCTAGCGATGGAGATCACGGTCAGTATAGGTACATACCTTTAAACGAAATCATTGATTCGTTTGCCGCTACATATGTAGGTAAAAATAAAATGTGTGAAAATGTTGTTATGCCAGACATAACGTTTCATGCTATAAGAGCTTTACAAGAGTTAAGTTATGACACATTTACTTGCACAAAAGATTTAGAAGTAGAAGTACCTGACTCTTTAGTATTAGTTATGCCTCTTGATTATGTAAACTACGTTAGTGTAGGTTGGGTAGATACTAACGGTATACTACGTAGGCTTTATCCCACATCTAAGTCATCTAATCCATTTGATGTAAGTCAAACAGTTCAGGGACATGGTGGCTTTGCTACTGGCGGTGCTAATCAAGATTTAACTAGAACGGCTGCAGACTCAGACGGTAATTTTGGTTCTACTACTTTTGAGAACTTTAAAAATCAAAATGTGAATGATCTAGGTGACACTGATGCAGACGAAATAGACGATCAGTACGGTGAACTTGTAGGTGGTAGGTATGGTATTGATCCACAGTACGCGCAAGGTAATGGAACATTTTTTATAGATGAGTCGCAAGGTAAGTTTCACTTTAGCTCTAGTGTTAATGGTAAAACTATTATACTTAAATACATAAGCGATGGTGTAGCATCTACAAGTCAAAACGGTATTGATCTTACAGCTAGTTTAGTTCCAAAGCTTGCTGAAGAAGCTATATACAAGCATATGCTGTACGGCATATTATCTGCAAGAATTGATACTCCTCCAGCTCTATTAGGATTACTTAAAAAAGAGCGTTTTGCAGAAACAAGAAAAGCTAAGCTTAGGCTTTCAAATATTAAGCTAGAAGAATTAACTCAAGTACTTAGAGGAAGCTCTAAAATAATCAAGCACTAACGTATGGCTGAATTAAAACGTAATTTCATTGCCGGCAAAATGAACAAAGATCTCGACGAGAGAGCTGTTCCTGACGGTCAATATAGAGACGCTTTAAATATAAAAGTATCTACGTCTGATAATTCTAATGTTGGAACTGCGCAAACTTTGCGTGGTAATACTAAGCACGACACTATGAGATCTCCGTCTGGTTATTACAATATACCAGACACAGCTTCAGTAGTAGGTTGTATAGCTGCACCTGATAGAAATAAAATATATTATTTTGTTTCTGCTGGAGATGCAAATAACTCTATTGGTGGACCTGATATTAAAAAAGATTACATACTTCAATACGACGAAGCTACTGGTAGGCATACGTATGTTTTTGTTGATATATATACTGTACGAGAACAATTAGCTGCAAATAGCGCAACTACCGACAACTTTATTTATATACCTTTACTTACAATAACTGATGTTACAGCTAATAATCAAAACATCACTGGCGTAAGAATAGGTATGAAACTAACTGGTTTTTTAGGTAGTACTGAATATAACGAAACAGATAATATATTAGTTTCCGATATCGTATTTGACACTGGTAATAATAGATATAAAGTATTTTTAGAAAAAGACGGGCAAAGCTTTACTCCAACTACAGCACCTCAGCAAAACGACTTTGTTATATTTAAAGCAGATCGTGTTTTAAATTTTAAAAAGTCAATATTAATTAATGCAATTAATATCGTTGATGACGTTATATATTGGACAGACAATGTTCACGAGCCTAAAAGAATACATATACATAGATCGATAGCTGGAACTGGTGGAACAGAATATATAAACAACGGAGGTGTTGCAGGTTTAAGTGCCGTTACAAGCAGCGAAACAAATGCTAATACTTTTGAAGGAGATACAGACTTTTTTCATACTAGATTAGTAGAGGATATTGGCTACTCTAATAACAGTACAAATGCGAATACTTTAAAAGTAGTATTAGATAAAGATTTTAAAATACCAGTATCTGTTACAGAAGCTCATATAACCGTAATACGTAAATCCCCTACACAACCTTTAGATTTAGATTTATTTAGAGAAGCAGATGAATCAAGAATACCTGAAGGATCAAGCACTCCGAACCTAATACACACTGAGTGTTTTAACTTAGATTTATTTAACGGAACTGAAATATTAGAACCAGACGACGTATTAACAAATGTAACGTTTGAAGATGCTGTAGATTTTAGAGTTGGCGACGTGTTGTTGTTTGCTTTACAGTCTGAAAGTTCTAACGCTGTGTTGTTTAATGAATATAACATGCGTGTAGAAGTTACGGCTTCTAATGTTACTAATCCAAACGTTTTATCTAACACTGGCTTTGATTTAAGAATATTATCTATAGATTCACAGCTAGAAACTACTGATAAAGACTTCTATGTTAGATTAGAAGAGAACGAGCCTTTGTTTAAGTTTGTATTTCCTAGATTTTCTTATAGATACAAATATCAAGACGGAGAGTATTCTACATTCGCACCGTTTTCTCAAATAGCTTTTTTACCTGGCGCTTATTCGTATGACCCATCTGATGGTTACAACTTAGGTATGGTCAATCAATTGAGAAAAGTAGTATTAAAAAACTATCATCACAAAGAAGATACAATACCTGAAGATGTAGTAGAAATAGATTTGCTATATAAAGAAGCTGGCAAAGCTCCGGTATATGTAGTTAAGACTATAAGGCCTAGCGATGGACACCCTATGTGGCCTAACTTTAATATTAACTCAGACGCTAGAGGCAAGTACGTTTTAGAAGACGATTTAATTCATGCCATACTTCCAGACAATCAAATATTACGTCCATATGATAACGTTCCTAGAAAAGCGTTAGCTCAAGAAATAACTGCCAGCAGATTAGCTTACGGTAACTACGTTCAAAACTATACTGTAGTTAACGAGCCTATAGTTAACTTAGGATTATCTTCTATACCTGTAGAAAATAATGTCCAGCCGTCTGTTAAATCTATGAGAACTTATCAAGTTGGCGTAGTATATAGCGATAGATATGGTAGAGAAACACCCGTGTTAGTAGGTAAAGGATCAACTATTACGATACAAAAAGAAGACTCTTTACATAAAAATAGATTAGTAGCTAGCTTAGATAAAACTACAGAAATACCAAGTTGGGCAGAGTATTATTCTTACTATGTAAAAGAAACTACAGAAGAGTATTATAACTTATCAATGGACAGATGGTATAATGCTGCTGATGGAAACATATGGTTATCTTTTCAGTCTTCAGATAGAAATAAGTTAACTGAAGAAGATTTTATAGTACTTAAAAAGCGTCATGGAGCTAATGAGTATGTAGGAGATAAAGCTAGATATAAAGTTTTAGCTATAGAAAATAATGCACCTGATTTTATTAAACGTAAAAGAAAAAGCTTAGGTATATTATTCAATGAAAACCAAGACACTATAGGTAACGCTACTAGAGGATATCCATTAATTGATAGAACATTTGTAACGGTTCAAATACCTGAGTTTGAAGATGTTTTCGGTAACACTGATGAGTGGATATCTACACCAGAAAACTTACAATTAAGATTTTATGGTGCAGATCAAAGATCTAACTTATACGATGTTACTAAAGTATCTAAACTTTCTAATAGTTATAAACTTAAAATAGAAGGCAAGTTTAACGAAGATGTTTTATTTGCTGCAGCTGGTACTAGCGATTATGCTAATCGTATATTAGATTTAACTATGGAGTTATTTTCTAATGACGTAGAAAATAGTCCAGAGTTTGATGGTAGATTTTTTGTAAAAATAAATAGAGACGCTACATTAGAGCAATACATACTACAAGGATTAGGAGTAGAAGAGTATTTAGTAAGAGCTACATGGGGTTTAAGATATTTAAATAATAACGGATATAGACCACAAGGTAGTGATAGCGGCGAAATACAACCTACTAGTCAAGAAAATCTTTTTGAGATGCCTGTTCGTCCTTGTGAATTAGGCACTGGTGGTGATGTTTACGGTGACATGGCTTTAGGCTATGGCGATTATGATAGCATTGGAGTTACAAACCCAAGTGATGAGTTTTTCTCTTTGTCTCATAACAGAACTGAATACGATCATCACGCTGCTTACTATTGGGGTAATGTAACTAATGATGCTGACAATCCAGGAAATGACGAAACGTTTCAAGTTAAGAATAAAGAAATACACGCAGATCCTTTATCTATAAATAATAGAAGTAGTCAGCTTATAAGCGGTGGAACTAATAACGGTAGAGACTTTTGGATAGCTTGCGCATCAAAGCAAGACTTTTTTATCGACGCTTGTACAGCATATTCTTGGAACGGTAGAAACGATAACAGACCTGGTAACGCATTTACAGGAGATAGTATTAATAATCAACTTTTTCAAGGTGGCGATGATGGTAACGATTGGTCAGGTACAGGTGATGCTTTTCCTAGAAGAGATCCTGGAGCTCCTGGTTTTGGACCTGAAGATCACGTAACAGGTAACATGAAGCCTTTCCAAGGTCAGCCAAGTAGAGGTATATGGCTAGGTGGTAGGTGTATGGATATATCTTGGACAGGTATGGGTACTGGTTATGATGGAAGTGGATTTGATACTAATGCACCATATCCGCATAGATTACAAGATGTAGAAATAGATAATTACGAAGCAGCTGCCTTATTCATAGAACAGCTTTGTAGTCCAGGTTCCAAGTTTAGATTTCAACGAGATCCAGACGATACAGTATATACTGTGCATAGGTACGACGAAGAAACTCTTGCTAGCTTTGGTGCTGTTGTAGAAGATTTTGATGGAACATGTTTAGCATATCCACCTAACGCAAGCGCAGGTAATGCTTACTGGAAAACAGGTACTACGCATTTAACAGGCGCTTTTGGTATTAGAAATTATTCAACACCTAATGAGAAAGATCAGTATTTTGGCGACAACTTACGACAGCGTTGGACGTTAGTAGTTGATCCACCTATTGGATCTGGAACTAGCGGTTACAGACCAGACAGAGGTACTATTAACGGAGCTGATGCGGATGTAAAAGCGCTTAAGCATGATTTTAGGGAAAAAGACGTAATAGAACTTTTAGGCATATATGTAGATGACACAGGAACACCAACTAACGAGCCTGCTGTTTGGGAGACTGAACCTAGAACTAATGTAGACTTAGATATATATTGGCAAGCTAGCGGTTTAATACCGTTAAGGTTAAATCAAAGAACTAACGAAGAACTTATACCTTTAGGCGCTACCTTTACTTTACCGCCTCAAACTCTAGTAGCTACTGGACAGTCAATACCTGGAGGTACATTTACTGTTACTGGTTGGAATCATAAAACTATTAATTTTACTCCAAGCATACCCGCTGCATACACGCTTGCAGATAATGAAGTTATAACGTTTACAAAACGAGATCACTATGAGTTTAATTTACGAGTTAATGGTGCTGTATCAGGAGGAGCTACAACATTAAAACTTCATGGTGATGTTAATAGCGATGTAAATAATATACATAGATTTCAACATAAATTAGACTGGAATAATTGTTATTCATTTGGTAACGGTGTAGAGTCTGATAGAATACGAGATGATTTTAACGCTCCACAAATAGATAACGGAGTTAAAGCTTCAACTGTTTTAGATACGCAAGTAAAAGAAGAAAGACGTAAGCATGGTATTATATATTCTGGTATATATAATTCTACTTCTGGTATAAATAATTTAAACCAATTTATTGCTGCAGAAAAAATAACTAAAGACTTAAATCCTATTTACGGAAGTATACAAAGTCTATTGTCTAGAGATACTAGATTAGTTATGTTTTGTGAAGATAAAGTTTTAAGAGCTGAGTCAGGTAGAGATATACTATTTAACGCTGATGGTAACCCACAAGTTTTAGCTAGCGATAAAGTTATTGGAGCTGTGCAGCCTTATCAAGGTAACTACGGTGTAGCAAGAAATCCAGAGTCTATAGCCGCTACTCCTTATAGAGTTTATTTTACAGATGTTGACAAAGGCCATGTGCTTCAACTAACTGCAGAAGGTGTAATGTCTATATCTAACATAGGTATGGTTGATTATTTTGCAGATATATTTGACGCAGGAGTTAATAGGTGCATAGGATCATATGACGAAAGAAAAAGAGAGTATAACGTAAACATAGTTAAGAAAGATAGCTCTAACGGGCATCATCAAATACTACCTTCTTCACAAACTACTATAACATACGCTGAAGGTTCTACTGGCTGGACTAGTTTTAAATCTTTTAATTATCAAAAAGCTGTTAGTTTAAATAATAATTACTTTAGTTTTTACAACGGTCATATATACAAACACCACGTAGAAACTGCTGAAGATGGTACTACTGTACCTAGAAATAATTTTTATGGCGTTCAATACACTTCTACTATAACAGTTCCTTTTAACGCTAACCCGCAATCAGTCAAGACTTTTAACGCTATGAGTTATGAAGGCACTGCTGCTCGTATAACTAATTTTGAAACTCCTTCAACTAACGTTTACACTAATGACTATAGTACAAATAATGGTCTTTCGTCAGTAGCTCTTACAGACGGTGAGTACTATAATATAGAAGATACAATCGGTGGTTGGTACGTAGAAAGCATTACAACTAACTTGCAAACTGCTGGAAACCCTGGTGGCACACCTGCTATAGAATTTATCAATAGAGAAGGTAAATACTTTGGATACATATGCGGAGAAGCTACAACTTTGTCTAACTTAGATGAAAAAGAGTTTAGCGTTCAAGGTTTAGGTTTAGCAAACTTTGTTCATGATCAACCATCTCTTGGAGAGTCGTTAACAGTTACCGTAGCTAATAACACTTCTAACTCATACGTAGGATCAGACGGTAGCGGTGGGCAATGGGATCTAACAAGTGACGCAAACTTTACAGTTGATACAAATACTTTTGATATTGTAGGAGGTGTTGCAGAATCAGCTCAACAAATAGATTTAACTATAACAGCAGATCCTGGCTTTTTTATTGGAGCTCAAGATTTTTCTATAGGTGGAGCTAGTGCTAGTACTTCAGGCACTGGTAATAGCACTGTTTACATATACACTGGTGGTAATGTTGACGCTCCAGTTTCAAAAGTAGAGTTTACAAATGACGGTGAATACGGTGATCCAAGTAATACAGTCAATGCTAAAGTTTATTTAGATGCGTATACGCCTACTAACGGCAATACTATATACGTTGATATTGATGGTGATGTTAAAGATCAGTCAGGACGTAGAAACGCTTGTATAAGAAGTTTCTTTGATTACTATGCAAATCAAACTGTTACATACAACTCGATTACAAATGTTACTAGAACTAATCAAAGTGACGGAACTTCTTCTGGAACAGTCATTGATCAGCACTCTACGCTATTAGCACAAGAAGGAGTTGCAAACACTTTAGTTGACATAACATTTACTGCAGACTCAGGTTATTTTTATTCTGGACTTTATTTTGATTCTTCTATATTTAGTAATTTAATAAGCACAGCTGGTAACTCATATACGTATGATGGTTATTACACTCGTGGTATAGAATATTTAACGTTAGATTCTAACAATAGAGTTACTTCTTTCAGAGTAAAAGTTTTTTATGTACCGCCTACAGAAGAGCCGCTTTTCCCAGATCCTGTTGATAGTAGCGGTAGTTCAGAGTTCTGTGATTTAAACCATATTGTTAGACTACCTATTAACTTGCTACAGATAACAGTAGCTGACGAATCAACTGACGAAATATTTAGCGCAGAGGTAGAAGACGAAGTTGCTTACACTGGCGGTCAAGTACCTGTTGTAGTGCATGGAGCTCCTAATACTAAATACAAAATTAAAGTTACAAAAGCTACTAGCACTACTGATGCTACACCTGTAAGCGCTGGTTTTTATACGTTTACTAAAGGCAAGTTTGAAACTCAAAGTAAAAGTGAAGTTCAAGAATTAGTTGCTACTATACCTTCTAAAAAACAAAACGTACATTATATTACTTTGCCTAACGTTACAGCTAAAACTAGATATGACGTTATTATAGATCCTGTAGTAGATAAAAAAGCAAACACAAAAACTAAAGTACCTCTTAAACTTGGTGATTTACAAATAATTCAAAATGGTGTGTTAGCTACGAGCTTACGCATGGAGCCAGCTACTGTTTCAGGGTTCAATGTTACTATACCTTCGGGCGGTACTACTTTCCCTACTTATACTATAACTTTACCAGAGGAAATTACTAGAGAAAAAAGAAAGCAGCCTAAAGTTAGATATTATGAAAGAAGAGGCGTTGTGTTAGGTGCCACTAGCGCTTCTACAAGATTAGTGTTAGAGTCTGAAATACCTGGTTTACACGCTGGTATGTTAGTAATAGCTAATGGAGTTCCTTATGAAACTACTGTAGTAGAGGTTGTTAAAAATGTAATTAAACTTAGCGCCGCTTCTACTATAGCTGATGCTACAGAAATTAAGTTTATTAAAAATAACGCTTCAGTAAAGTCGTTTAAATATGAGATAGGACCTGATAGTAACGTTGTTTTTGTTACAGATAAAACTCGTACTGTAAATCAAGCAAACGCTAGTACAAACAAAATAATATTTGATCAAGAAAATTTTGTAGACACTGACGATCAATTAAAAGTTGGAGATCAAGTATATGATAGCGATGGCACTCTTCATGGTACTATTACAACATTAAATCCTGATAGTGATAATACAAAAGAAATACAGATAAGTGCTACTGCTACTATTACAAATAACGAAACACTATATATAATAACTCCAGACAAAGACGTAAGAAGTAAAATAGCTGGATTTACAAGCCCTGTAGTAAAAGTAAGTTCTGTTGCTAGTAATACAATAAACGTAGATAGCACAGACGGTTTAATAGTAGGTTTCGTGCCTGTTAAGAAGAATAATCCTACGTTATATGCTGGAGGCACGTTTGAAGGCGAGCCGTTGCAGCTAGGTATAATAACTGCTATTAACAGCGCTACTCAATTTACTTTGAGTGCTGCGCCACAAGAAACATTAGTAGCTAATGATTTACTATCGTTCAGGCAAGTAAGAGGTGAAAATCTACAAATTAATGAAGACATAGATATAGTTTACGCTGTAGCTAATAAAGTAGGGGTTAACGTAGAAATAACAGGTTTGTTGAAGATTGATAAATTAACAGCTAGCGACGCTGCTAACGGCGGTAGTAGATTACAACCTAGAATTGATTTAGATAATATTATAACAAAAGTATAATGCCATCATTAACATTAACATTTTCAGCGCCATTAAATGTATCATGCCAGGTTGGCGATACGGCGTATTATATAGAAACAACTACTGATGGTGGTTTTACTAAAAACAACGGATCAGTAATAGAGATAGGTGAGATAAGACAAATAACTAACGGTCAAAGTAATTCGCCTACAGTTATATGTGAAACTATTTTACCTGGATCATTAAACGGAGCTAGCAATAAATTCGTTTTGTTTAGTAAAGATAATAAAGCAAACTTAAGCTCTTTGCTAGGTTACTTTGCAGAAGTAAAACTAGTTAACGACTCTACTACAGAAGCTGAATTGTTTTCAGTTAATATGGAAACGTCTGACAGCAGCGGCTATGGTAGCGTAGAATAGTAAAAACGAGCTAATTAGTGTAATTATAAATTAGTAAAAAATAAAAATATAAACAATGGCTTGGCAAATAGCAGCGTTCGCTGTGCAAACTGCAATAGGTTTAGGGCAAAGTATAGTTCAAGGTGTAAGAGCTAGAGATGCTAGGCTTAAAGCAGAGGCAGCGCAAGAAAAATTAAATGAACAGAAGGAGCAGCTTTCTATGTTAGATACTACAAATCCGTTTTTAAATATGGAAAACGCTTTTGAAGATCTAACTGTAAACTTAAAAGAAGCGGAGTTTGCTAGACAAGCTACAGCTCAACAACAAGCTAATATTATGCAGAACCTTAGAGGCGCAGCAGGCGCTTCAGGTGTAGCATCGTTAGCTCAAGTACTAGCACAGCAAGGCCAGCTAGCTGCTCAAAAGCAAGCTGCTACTATAGGTGCTCAAGAAGCAAGAAACTTATTGGCAAAAGCAAAAGGCGAAGCAGACATACAACAGCAAGAGCGTCAAGGAGAAATTATGTCTAGACAAATGGAGTTTGGTAAGCTTGAGTCTTTAATGGGACTAACAGCAGCAGAAATAGAACAGTATAGATTATTAGAAGCTGCAAATATGAAAGGAGCTGGCGAAGGTGCTCAATCAGGTATAGCAGGGCTTGGAGATTTAGCAACGTATTTAGCAGGAAAATAATCATGGCAAAAACAGCACAATCAGGAAATATATATAGCTTAAAGTCAACTACGTTAGATGCTATTAGAGCTGCTAACAAAGCTAGCGCTAAAGCTGTATATGACGAAGATAGAGTTAGTTTATCTGAGATTACGCAGAGTGTAGTTGATGAAGCTAAAAAAGTAGACTCTGCTATTGAGTTTAGAGATCGCGTTAACGAAATAAACAATAGAGATGGCGCTCAATTAACTGATGCAGATAAAGCTTCTATGCAGACTTATCTTAAAACTTTAAAAGCCGATAACATAGACGCTCTTATATCTGGTGATAAAGATGCTCAAGAAGAAGCTATGAAGATTTTAGATAACGCTAGTAACGCCACTACAGGCTGGGGCATAGCTATAGATGAAATAAAAAACGTTACGCAAGGAACTGATGGTAGTGGTGGTGTAGGTTTTAGTAATGCTATGGACACTAAGACTGCTGAGATATTAGGTAAAATAGCTTCTGGCGAAAAAACAATGAAGATCGATGAAGAAGGTAACGTAACGTTTGACGTTATTGTAGGAGGTGAAACGCTTAATATAACAAAAAGTCAACTAGATAGTTTAATAAAAGAAAATGTAAAGCCAGTAGGTTTTATTAATGAATCTGCTGAGCTTATGAATACTTTAATGAGCGCGGCTGAAACAGGTGGTAAAGCTCCAGCGTTAGATGCAAGAGTAGCTTTGCATAGAGATAGGTTAAATCAACCTGGTGCACCGACAGTAGCACAGCTATTTAAAGATGCTATGCTACCTGGTAATACTAAAAACATAATGACTCTAATGCAAGAAGATCCATCGCTTTCTACTTGGAGTTTTCCAGTAAGCGAAAAATCAACTCTTGATAAAAATGACGATGGAGTTTTTACTGTAGCAGATTTACAAGATTTAGATTACGAAACTATGGTAGCTGTTTTTAATACAGCAGAGTATGAAGATGTTGGCAAAGATATAGTAGCTAATGTTTTAGGTAACTACGATGTGCAGCAATTTTCAAGCTATGATCCAAACGCTATAGCTAATCCACAACCAATGCAAGTCGAAAAAATAGATGCGCAAGCTACAACATTACCTCCAACGCAAATTCCTACTAATGTAGAGCCAAGAGAGTTACAACAACAAGATAAACCAGGTATAGGTGAAAGAATAGGTAGTTTTGTTAGAAGAACTATTGGCAACTTAAGAGGAAGTATTAGAGACGAGAGAGATATAAGACAAGAACAAAGAAAAATTGATACGTCAGTTGAAGTTGATGGTAAAAACATAGTTACTGAGTTTCCTAAAGGATATAAAGTTCCTGCAGATGTTAGAGCAGTAGGTATTTTAAATAATTATAAAAGCCCTACTAGAAAAGTAGTTGAAAGAATATATTTTGATAAGTTTAAAGAGGATCCAGTACTTGGTGACACGTTAAGAGTCTTTAAAAACGAAGACGGTGATACAATATACTTTGCTCTTAATAGAAAAAATAAGACAGACAAGTAATCATAAGCATGAATACTAAAATGACTATTGAACAACTTGAGCAAGAAGTTGCACGTATGCAGGCTAGCGGCATGTATACGCAAGAACAAATAGAATCTTATATTATACAAAACGCTCCTAATGAAAATGATTTAGGTGTACAGCGACAAGACACTAACCTGTTTGGACGTAGTTCTTTTATGCCAATACAACCTGTAGAAAATGTTATACAAGGACAAGAGCAGGTTATTGAAAGACAACAACAAGCTGAAGAAGAAGAAATAGATAGAGAAGATTTATATCAGAAAAAAGATTTTAATCAAATGAAGCTTGATCTTCAAAAAAGCTTTGAAGATTTAGTTTATCATGATGATGTTATTAGAGTAGAAGAAGATGGTAGTCAAATTGTAAAAGAAAATAACTTTACTTCACGAAGTGTAAAGTATGATTTTATGAATCACTCTTTATACAGTAATATAAGTGTATCTGCAGATAATTTTGGTAACACTCAAGATCGTGACACTTCTATACTTACTCTTCCTAACGGCGAAAAGCTTCAAGTTGCAGACGGAAACGAAAATGAGTTAACAGACGCTATAAGCGCTGCTAATAATTTCTACGATAACGAAGATAACGCTAAAAAATCTTCAAATCCTTATTGGGCTTTATTTGATAGAGCAGATAGTAACTCAGCTATTTTTGCAAATCCTAATGAGTTTAACTCAGCAATGCTACAGTCAGGGTATTATATTAAAGGAATTAGTGACGCTGCAAGATCAGGTAATATAAGACAACCGGGAGAAACAGATCAAGATAAACTGTATACGCTGTACAAAATAGATGAACGTACTGGCATGCATACACCTGTTCTTGGAGCAGAACAAGAAACACTGTTTTCAGACGGTACGTATACTGTTGGTGGAGCTAGTGCAGACGAAATACAAAAGTATTTTTGGAACGAAATAGACTCTGCAGATCTTGCTAAGACTAACGACTTTATGAAACGAAAGTCTGACGCGGTGTTACAAGATTTAAGTGAAAAAACCACAGAGCTTAAAAATAAATTTTATATTAAAGAAGACGATCCTGCTACAGCATTAGTAAATGAAGCTGAGTTTACTGAAGAAGCTGAAAACTTTGCTTTTGATTCTTATCCAGAAGAAATGGCAGAGATGGCAAGAAACTTAATTAAAAATAAAATACCTCAAGCAGAGTATGAATTAATTCAAAAGTTTCTTGAGCCAGGAAAACTATCAGAAATAGATAAAGAAAAATACGACCCTAACTATAAAAAAATAATAGTACCAGGAGCAGGTCAGTATACTGAAAGTGTATTAGATAATTTTACTAAGTTCAATATAGAAGCTATGCTTAACTCTGACGAGTTTAAAGCTTTATCTGAAGAGTCTCAGCAAATCGTAAGAGATAATCTTGATTTATCAGGTGATATAATGAAGCTTACGATGGGTCAATTAGTTGATGCCAAGATAGAAGAAGACGCTAATATATACTTTGAAAAACTTTTAAAAGATAATGGTAAATTACAAGATGCTGTTTACGTAAGAGGTGTTATTGATCAAGGTACTTCTATATCAAATTTAAAAGAAAAAGAAAAAGCTTATAACGATAATCTAGATTTAATACTTGATGTTAGCGCTACTGAAACTAAAAAAGTAAGTGACGAACTACAAGCTCTGTTAGATAAAGCGCAAAACTTAGGCTATGGATATCACCCTGAAGGTAAGCAAGGTACTGAAAGTTTTAAAATAGTTCTTGACGTACCTGCAGGTAAAGAAGAAGAAGCTAAAGATCTTCAAAACCTCATTGACAGTAAGCTAAACGAATTTGGCGTGCTTCAAGACTCTATGATAGCTAAAGTAAATCTTCATATGAAAAAGTATGATGAGTTTTTAGTAGGAACTCAAAGGCTTAAAACTCAAGAAGGTACAGCTATTAAAGAGTTTGATGAATCTGATGTTAGTCGTCAAGACTTTTTTGGTGCGTTTAGAAGCATGGGTTATTCTACTCTAGCTATGTTTGGCTCTGATTTTGGTTTAGCAGGTTTAAAGAAAGAAGAAAGAATAACTCAAGCTTTTGAAACTATGCTAACTTTTGATCAGGCTAGTGAAACTGATCAATTAGGTAGATATGCTAGCCGTACTTTTAAACAGCAGCTACCTAATATGTTAGTTGCTATGGCTTTATCTCCAGTAGGTGGAGCTGGTTTTAGTGCTTTAGGCATGGGTGTTAGAGGATCTACTATTGCTGGAAACGCTTTAGTAGGTTTTGGAATATTTGGTACTGGATCTGGCGGTAGTAAAAGAGCTGAAATATATGGTATGCGTGAAGCTGGAATTAACGCTACAAAACAATTAGCTGAGTTAGAAAAAGCTTTTAAAGAAGGTAAAATATCTGAAGCGCAATACGTACAAGCTAAAACTGATTTACAAAAAGTAGAAGCCTTAGGTGATATATCAGACGCACAAATGTACTCAGCTATGACTGCATCACTTTCTATAGAAGGTGGTATAGCTACATTGTTTGGTACAGTACCTAATTCACAAAGATTTTTAAGAGCGTTTGGTGGATTAGGTGATGACGCTATACGTTTAGGTACAAATAGTTTTGCGCAAAACTTACGATACTCTGGTAGACAAGTTTTAAAAGAAGTAGGCGAAGAAGTTTTTGAAGAGACAGCTATATTTGCTGGTGATATGTTTGCTAGTAATCTTATACTAGGCACAGATGTTAGCTTTGATGGACTTACAGACGTAGCTTTATCTGCTATAATAAGCGCTGGTCCTATGCAGTCTACGTCAAACGCTTATGCTGCTATCACTGGTACTATGTCTACTAGAGGTACGTATAATAAATATATGGATACTAAGCAAGCGTTAGCTGATATTGATGCGCAGCTTAGAAACGCTACTGATCCTAAAGAAATACAAGCTTTAAAAGCTCAGTACTTAAATACTGTTAGATCTATGGCAGATATACAGTCTGAGTTAGAGATGGATGCTTTAGCAGCTGGTCCTGAAGGCGTAAAAAACATATTGCAAGCTAATCAAGTTTTAGCAACCGCTTATGCAGAAGCAGGTATTACATCAACAGACTCTAGCGTTCAAATACAAAGAAAGCTAAAAAAACATAAAGGTACTTTAAGCGGTAGCGCTCTTAGAGCTTTTGAGTCTAAAATTAAAAATGCAGAAGCAGCTATTAATACAGTAAAACGTCAAGTAGCTAAACTTCATGAAGATGGCGCTAGCATTGAGTCTATATACGGCGAGCGCGGTACTCAAGTATCTGAAGAGTTGTCTCAAACTATAGACAACTGGGAAGATTTAAGCGCTAGAGACAAAGCTCTTGCTGTACATAATAAAATAAAAGCTGAAGACAAAAAAGCTAACATTGACCATGTAAGAAAGGCTGATCCTGAGATGTTAGAAGCTGTTGAAAGATCAATATATGACGGAAAAACTTTTGAAGAAAGCGGTAGAAAAAACAGAAAGCGATCGTTAGAAGATGACTTAATGGATCGTATAATGACTCAAATTCATATTAGAGATCATTTTACTATTTCTCAAGCTAGAGAAGGAAACGTTAGTGTTGAGTCTATACTTTCAGATCCTAAATTAGCAGAAAACTTTACATTTTTACAAGCAGAAAATGAGCAAGATATTATTGCTAAGCTTGAAGAAATGCGTGATAACGGAGAGATAGATAACTCAGAGTTTCAAAAGCTCAAAAGAGAAATGGAAGCTATGTTTTCTGAAGGAACTGAAGGCGCTACGTTTGGAGCGTTTGTTCAAGGAAAATATATAACTGTGGGTACTGAACAACAAGTTAGACAAGCTTTAGAAAACGGCGAAATATTACACGGTACTGTAGCACTACACGAAACAACTCACGCGTTAGATACATTAACTGGTTTACGTGGTAATTCAAAGAACTTTGCAGAGAACCTAGAAAAAGGTTTAGTTGAAAATGATATGGAGTGGATAGATATTGCGGCTCATAAAAGACTTGCAAGTTTAAGAATACCAAGAAATACAGATCTATATTACGATGAGTATACTAAATCGGTTCAAGATATATTAGGAAATAAGCTTAATGCAGTAGAATTAAATAAGGCTAGAAGAATATCTGGTCAAAGTAATTTACGTGCATTTTTTAATAGGCAAACTACAGGCGCATTAGAGTTTAAAAACGGTAAAGATGCTTTAAACTTTATGGTAAGCAACATCGATGCATTTAGAAAAGGCGAAGTTTCAAAGAGAACTCAGCGCATGATCGATGAAAGAGGTAGCTTAGACAGAGAAACTTCTGGAACTCGTTTTTCTCAAGCTGGAGAGCAAGCTTCTGAACGTGTACAAAATCTATATGAAGAGCAAGGTGTAGGTGCTGCTATGGATATTATAGATGAGTTTGGCGGTAGAGTAAACAAGCTTGTTAATAAATATCAAGATGTACCAGGCTTTGACAGACAGTTACTTACTGATGAAATAAATACTGGGCGTAGAGGTATACTTGACATGATTATTAAGTACGATCAAGAAACAAATCCTGGAGTACCTATTGCTGCTTACATAAATAAGTTCTTAGACAAAAGAGCTATTGAAGCTGCTAATAGAATATTAAAAACAGAGTTTGAAGATGACGTAACTGAAGCTAGAGGTGTAGCTACTGAAGCGGCTGCAGAACCAGAGGTTGTAAGCAGAACTCGTGAAGGTATAAGACTAGCTGATAGGTTTGGCGAAAGAGGTCAGAAGATACATGACGATGCTAAAAGACAGGTAAAACGTGGCGTTATTAATACAGATAATAAAACTTACAAAACACTAGGTAATGCTGTCTCTGAGCAAGTTCAAACTATGTTTGGCGTTGTGCCAAAGCCTGGTAATTTAACTAAAGGTGACGTTAAAAACGCACAAGCCTTTATTATGAAGCATGCTGATACGTTGATGACTATGCTGCCAGAAGGTACTGATACTTCAGGTAAATCTACAGGTGTTAACAAAGTATTGCTAGAGCCATTTTATGAAAAAGGTGGTAGAGTATCTGCATCTAAAACAGGTAGTAAAGCAGGTTTAGCAGCTCAATTAAAACGCGATAATATTACAAAGCAAGAGTTTTTAGAAA